CATGTCATCATCCTCTAACTTTTCTGCACATTAGCACATTTGTTTGCAAATGGCCATCCACGCCGCATATCACAATTCGCCCAAGTCATCCATAATCTTTTCCATACGCGCATTTAGCTTCCAATGGCCAGCGCGCCACCTTGCTGCGTGCTGAGCGTCCTCCAAACTTAAACCTCGACCAATATAAGTTTTAATCCACTGGTTCATGCGGATATTTTTCATCTTTGGTGACAGCTTGTGGAACGGAACTGGCTTCATGCAATACCCTTCAAATTGCGTTTAATGGATTGCTTCCAACTTGACATCGCGCCAGATAGCGCAGTCGCAGCGTCGCTGGCCATTGTCAGGCAGAGCGCATCCGCAAGGTCAGGCGACCTTAACCCGCGCTTGCGCATTTCATCCTTACTCTCAGCCTTCATTTTACCTGACGATGTAAACGAGTAACGTATCGCAGTCAGCTCCGCGAGAAGCTGGTCGTTGTTTGGCAGCTTGCACGACCGATCCTCAAGCCAACCCTTTGTCTTAAACCAAAGCTCGCTGCGCAGGTTCATGTGCGTTTTGCCCATAGCAGGAGCCTCGCCCACGTTAATGCCCCTGACTGGCGCGCCAAGCTCGCGCAGCCTATCAACCACACCGCCGCCAACTCCAATGCTGTCAACCAATATTTCGCTAGGCCGCATAGAAGGCGATAAGCCTTCGTATTCGGCCATAACGCGACCAACAGTCTGCATCAAATCTAAACCCTGCCAAGACGTAATCTCAGTCACAACATTGCCATATCGCTTGCACAGAGCAGTCTTGTCCGAACCAAAGCGCGCAACGTCTAAACCCCAAATAGGCTTAACGTCAGGCGTCACCTCAACGTCACGATGTATCGCGCTCTCAACCAAGTGAAACGGAATAATCGTGTCGTCATCCGCCATAGGGAACTCGCCAAGCACACGAATGCGAAAGGCATTGCTGTCCTCGCCATACCTTGCGCGCATCTCGTCAACAAACTCGTCAGACACAAGCGGACTATCAACGCACGACCAACGCCGTGTCCACCAGCTGTCCGCCATCCGCGTCTGACTTTCGTAAAACGTGCCAGACGAACGTGTTGGGTTGCTCAGCAAAATCGTAGTCGCAGCGTGACCAGACATCGAGCCAGCAGCAGCCTCAAACACCTTCTCAGGCACACCAGAAGCCTCGTCCACAACCAACAGCACATTCTCCGAGTGAACCCCAGCCAACGCTTCCGGCGTCTCCGCACGGCTCGTCCTAGCCGAAATGAAAGCCTCGCTCGGTGCCGCGTTTAACTCAACCCGGTCAGACTTAACCGTAAGCAAAACCTTTAACTGCGGCGGCAGCTCGTTAATCCAACGCTTCAGCTCGGCAAACAAAGCATCAAACAACTGGCCGCTGGTTGGGGCCGTGACCACAACCTTATTCGGAAAGCGCAGCAAAACAAACCACAGCATAATCCAGCTGGCCGACGTGGACTTGCCCGTGCCGTGGCCGCTGCGAATGCTCACCTTGCGCTCACCGTCTGCAACAGCCCGCAAAAACTCAGCCTGATAATCGTGCGGAGTCGCGCCCAGCACCTCCTGCACAAACAACGCAGGGTCGTCGCGGTAACGCAGCACAAACTCTTCTAGCGGATTATCATTGCTCATCGGTGACATCCTCGTAATCCGCGTCAATGGCCATTGCCTCACGCTGGCGGTCCTCAGCATCAATCTGAGCCAAGTCAGCATTAACCTTGCGTAGCGCGTCCAAGTGCATGTCGCTCACGCTAATCGTAACATTGGTCTGAGGCCGATTGCCGTAACGCTCCTGATTATACGAGCCAGCCATGAACTTACGCCACTGCACCTTCTCACGCGTGGCAGCAATCTCCTGCGTTGAGCTGCCGCCATCTAGCGCGTCAACCATCTCCAAGCCCTGCTCAACCAGCGCGTCAGCCGCCTCCTGCCGAGCCTTGTTTATCACGGCAGTATATTCCGGCACCTTGTGCAGTGCCGTGCTGACGTAACCTCTGCTGCACTCGTAATGGGTCGCAAGTTGCGCCATTGTGCCACCAGAAGAAAAATATTCGAACAGATACTCTGCGCCGCCTTGCTTGGTGACATCGGACAGTATTCGCTTTTGTAACGCCTTGCCTGCCATTTGATTAACTCCAGTTTTTTATAATTTTACGCTGGGTGGCATGTGATTGGCAAGGGGGTACGGGGGGGTGGCACCCGTGTGTGTGAATTGTATAATAATAACACTACCCCGCAAATGCTTGACCGGGGGGGGCATTTGACATTCACGATCCTGAATATAAGCGAACACTTGCTTAACATGTTAAGCATTGAGGTACATAGATACCCCAAGCTGCGCGCATTGCATTGCGCCTAACCTGCGCCACACTTGTGCCACACTTTTGCCGCATTCCAGATATTGCAATTGAACGCTTGTTCAATTACGCGGGCGCGCCGCTGCGCTGCGGTGTTGAGGTGTGTTGCGTGGAGGTAAATCAATTTGTGACGTTACGTCACTATTGCGCGGCATATGCTTACCATATATACAGTAAGCACAACACAAACAAACATGGAGACAAACAAATGCAAATCAAGCCAATCGCTTCAAACATGACAGAACTGCAAATCTTGGGCATGTCTATTCTTTTCTCTTATCAAACCCCGGTCGCTGGATGGGACGACAAGGGCGCATTTCGTACAGAACAAAAGTTTAGCGCCACAACATCAAAGCACATCAACAAGTACCTTGGCGGCAAAGATATAGGACGCACTGTTCCCCAATCATATATCACCGGGCTTGTTGGCTTTGCAGAGGATACAACAATGGAGGCACTGATAGCATGACACGTCGCCAAGCAAAACAAGTCCGCCAGCAAGTCAAGGCAATCTTAACTCAAGTTAGCCTTGGCCTTGCCGCCGGGCTTATCATTGGCGCTGTATTAGCGCTCAATCTGTAAAGGGAAACAATACAATGAAAATCACACAACAACACTTTGACCACATCAAAAGCTCAATCGCTGCAATCTGGACGCAAGAAAAGCATGATTGCCACCGCCAATTTATACTTAATGAGGGCAAGGCTAAAGACGTTGAAAAGCGCTTGCGGCATGATTGGATTTATTATGCCGGGCTTTCCGCTTGGATATGTGACAATTTATATGGCTATATGAATGACACGCATATCGACACGGCATTGCGCAATGTAATGATTGACCTGCAAGCCTAAACCTAAACACAACACAACACAACAAAACGCCCGGCCACCGCGCCGGGCTTTTTTAATGCACGGTTTGGCCCGAGTTGATTAAATCGCTTTCGTGCAATTCCATCAACACTTCGCCAAGCGCTTGCATTAACCGCTCCGGGCTTGTCTCGTGCAGCCGCTCTTCGCAATAGTCCACCAAAAGCCCGGTCTCAATCTCGGCCACGTCGTCATCTACGCAAGTCAGCAACACGCGAAAGTCTATTTGATACGACATAGGCCCGGCCCTCAAATATGCCCGGCGCATGGATTGGGACAAGCGCCGGGCCAGTTTAGGCGCGGCCTTGGGAGGAACGGCGCGCCTTGCGCATTTATAGCCACACACAAGCCCAAAGCGCAAGTTTATGTGGTTTGGTCCAGCTCGTGAGCCAAGGCGCAATATGCGGCCGCGTCAAGGCTGCTGTCCCTATGCCCTCCGGCGGATTGCCTCATTCTGGCCAATTTCAATAACGCCATTAGGTTTGCCACGTCACGCGGCGACACTTTATGCGGCGCAAGATACGCGCTCCACATTTCAGCAATGCAGGTAAAGTTTGTTTGCGCTGATCCGTAAGCCTTGGCCCTGTCCCCGCCCGGATTGATTAGCTCCATTGCCTCAGTCAATATTTCAGTCCGAATATTATCGCTCACTTCTTATTCTCCATTTCAAACTTGCGCCGTAGGATTGCATCACGCTCGGTTGCATTCCATCGCGGCAATGTTGGATCAAACCTGCGCCGATTGGCGAAGCCCTCAAGCTCTGCCAAATCCCGGCAAGCGTCAAGCCTTGATCTAAACCCCTGCAGCCGCTCCACCCCTTTATGGTAGCCTACAGGGCGAACAATCGCCTCGCCCTTCTCAATCTTATGCTTAACCCATTTAGCCCAATCATATCCCATATATTAAACCTCACGTTTTTTGTGTGTATTATTTGTAGGAAACCTAAAGGTATTTCCTACAAATAATACAAAAACACCACTTGTATTAATACTGTATTAAAAGCGTATTAATTGTACTAAACACACCGCCAAACCCCTTGTTTATATGGCTCAACAATTAATACACATTTAATACACCCACCCTAAACCGCTCAAACCATATTTTCTGCCGCGTAAAGGCAAAGCAAGGCCGCTTCTGCCCTTCCATCATCTTTCGCCCTGCCAAAGTCGCTTGCGTTATCTGGAAAGCGCTGCATTGCGAGACCGCGCGACACGCCCTTGTCCCGGCTCAATCCGAAATAGCCTTTCCATTTTGCAGGCGTTACGAATTGCACGGGAAGTTTGTTTGCAGCGCATCCCATTTGCAGCATCCCATAGCCTTCGCCAAAGCGAAACATGCTGGACACGCCTTGCCCACGCATTGCGGCCACTTGCTCAATGACGGCAAGGCAACGCTCCCCGCTTTCGTTCTGTAGCACGTCCAGCAATGCCGGGCAGTTTATGATCGTTTTGCCTTTGGTGTTTTTGACCGTTGGCATGTCATGCACTTCCAGCCTGCCTATATCGGTCCAGTACAACGCCACGGCCCCGGTGAACCCCGGATCGCATCCGTATATGAGCATCAATCAGCCCTCGGTTGCTGTACATGCTCCACAATTGTTGCCGCCTTTTCTAGTGCTGCGCTCCGGCAGAACGCGCTAAAGGATAGCCCTGACCTGCGCGCGGCTTCTGTGATTATGCGATCATATTCTTCTGCGAAATTGATTAAGCGCTTCTTATCCGACATGGTTTTAACTCCTCTTGTGTCTGTTTTCTTTATATATGTTTAAAATATAGGGAGCCAGTTAAAAATATACTTGCGCATGTGTTTTTTATATGCAAATACTGGTGGCACAACACAAACATGGAGTTTAACAAATGACAAACGAAACCAAACCATCCGCAGAGCAAGTTAAATTTTGGGAAGGCGTCAAGCAAATCATTCTTGATCGCGCAGATGTTATTGCGGAACTTGATCGCGATGAGCTTGAGGCCCTGCAAGATTTGCGCTGGGCTAGCATGTCCCTATCGGAGGATGTCTGTTACATCATGGATTTCTGTTACAGCGAAGTGATTGAATTCTGCCGCGCAGCTGACTTCTTGTGCGAAGAATACAGCTGGAACACATCTGAAAACGAAGACAAGCGCGACATCGGCAAGAAGTCGCTTGCGCTTGCTGAGGCTCTGCGCGGTGATGCTGGCGATGGCCCGCGCTTATCTTACGGCCAAGCCAAGGATTTTGGCGGCATATATCCGCGCATCACTGGCCTTCTGCACACCAAGCCAAACAAATACCAAATGGAGCGCTTTGCCGAGCATGGCATCACATGGGAGGGCGAAGTCGATGAGCATTAAAATTGGATTGCCCGACGTTACGTTCAATGCTTTGTGCAGGATCACAGAGATTGACCGCGAGTTTATTGGCTCGCCGGATTATATGGGTGTGGCTCAGTTCTGGGACTGGTCACACCCGCAGAACACGCGATTGAGCCGTGCATCTGTTTCTGCCCGGCGCAAGATACACGCAGCGCTTGTGAGGGATGGGCTTGACCTGAATGGCGACACAGGCATCCACCGCTCAATTATCAGCATTGTTCTGGAGAAAGAGGAGCAAGGGCTATGAATGAACGTGAGGAGCAAATTTCGCAAGCCACGCAAGATTTTTTGATGGCCTTGCCTGACAAAATGAAGAACGGCCATTTAGGCTCTGTCATATGCACGATGTTTGAGGCGTTTGGGCTTGGCCATGAGACCCGCGTTGATATTTGTGAGGGTGTTTTAAACGTCATGCTGGAGCATGATATGCGCGACGATGAGCGCGCAGCGCAGGCCGCTGACGATGTTATTGCGCGAGCTGCTGCGAAGGCTCGCAAGTGATTTGGTCTGAGCATCTGCCGACGTTTTTGATGCAAATGTTCGGCCCCGTTTTGCATTTGCGGGAAGCTCAAACCAATAGTGTGCCGGAACCTTTCGGGGGTTGGGTTCCGGCACACCCGGATCAAGAACCGCCATTTTAGATAGGACACGCCATGCTCGTACACCTAACGCAAAAAGAGGTCGCACAATGCAATCAAGCCGCAGCAATGCGCTGGCAATTGGCCCGAGCTTCTGGTGTTGTTAATCAGCGCCGGGACAAGGGCAGGTCTGACGCTGACTTGGACTTGCTGGGCGTAAAGGCTGAGCTTGCCGTGTCGAAGGTGTTTGATCTCGACCACATCCACGCCGTTGGCGTAGATGATGGCCGAGACGTATGGCTGGATAATATCTCTGTAGATGTGAAGGCCACGTTTTACGCCACAGGGCGGCTACTGTTTAAGAAGCGCGAGGCATTCAAGGCTGATTGCTCTATTCTGGTGTGCCAGCAAGCGCCTGACCGGATGCACGTTGTGGGCTACATACCCCGCACGCATTTTTTAGATCAGGCTTATGAGATTGACCTTGGCCACGGCAAAGGTTGGGCAATGGATCAGGAAAATCTATTGCCGCTTGAGAAACTATGGGCGACTGCCCGCAGCATTAAATTGAAGGAAGCAAAATGAACAAGATCATCATAACAAACGCGCACGCACATGGCTTTGCATTTGCCTGCGATACGGAAACACAAGGGCAGGTTTTCATCCCGGTTCACATCGCTGACGGCTTTGACCTTGCGCCGGGCGATGAAATAGAGGCTGTGCTTGTGCCTAACTATCAAGACAAGTCAGACAAAGGCACGCCCTGGCAGGCTGTGAAGTTGCAGCGCGATAATGAAGTTTGCGAAAAAGCAATCATAGATAATTCGCAAACATTAAATAATGAAGCGTTGGACGCAGAAATTATGCGTTATATTCTTGCTGGCGGGTATCACACCACTGCAGAGCTGGCGGATTATTTTGAGCTTGACCACAAGACCGCAGGCAACGCAGCCCAGCGCCTCTTTAACTCCGGCAAGATTGCTAAGGCAGACGTGTTCAATCGCGTGGGCCAGAAAAGGCCAACAATCATATTGTGGGCCGCTGCGGCTAAAACATTTATTGAGGTGGTGTGATGAGTATATTTCTTGACCCCAAGCGTATCGGAATTGGGCCGGGCAACTGCGAACATGAAACCATTAGTGTAAACGGAACACA